GACTACCTCGCTTACCGTCCGCGTGACGTTCTGAACAATGTTAACTACCGCTCGGAACGGATTATTGTTGAAATAGCTTTGTGCCTGCGCATGTGCCGCAGATGCCGCCGAGACCGCATTCGTGACGCTTCCGACACGTCCGGTCATCGGGCTTGCAATAATCGGATTCATGGAAGCTTTTGCCGCACTTGCCGCGGAAACCCCGCCTGTGACCTGATTGACCCTGCCTTGCATTGGAGCCTTGATAATGGTGTTCATTCCGGACTTTGCGGAAGTTGCCGCCGTGTTTCCGCCATTGACCTTGTTCACGTTGCCCTGCATCGGAGGTTTGATGATGCCCTCCATGCTGTTCTTTGCAAGCTGAGCCGCCGATCCCGCTCCGAGCACCTGCCTGACGCTTGCGTCCATTGGTTCCTTAATGACCGGATCTATTTCGGATTTAGCCTTTGCCGCTGCTTCCGGTCCTCCGTCAACAGATTCGACCTTTCCGTGCAGTCCGCTGTTTTTGAACGCTTCCTGAGACGCCTTGATAGCCTTGTCGGTCGCTTCCGCATTGGACGTGATAATCTTATCTGCCGCCTTTGCCGCCTCGTCACCTGCCTTGTTCGCTTCGGTGCCGATATTGGCGTAAGCGTCCGCCGCTTTCTGGATTCCATCTGGAGTGCTCCTTGCCGCCTGCTCCATTGCTGTGTTGAGTCCGTCCACTTGCGCATCTGCTTCAGCCGCCGCACCTGCCGCAGTCTTGTAAGCCTCAGCCGCTTCCTTGACCGCCTTGCTGGCTTCCTGCTGTGCGGTCTTGGCTTTCTGCTGTCGCTCGATGCCTTTGCCGGTGGTTGCGTCCGATGCCCTGAGTGCCGCTTCGAGCTCTTCCTGTGCCGTCTTGGCATTCTTGACCGCATCCGTGTAAGTATCTTCCGCTGTGGTCAACGCCGTGTGCGCATCCGCCTGAGCCTTGAGAGCGTTCGGATAATCTTTCTGGAATGCCTGAGCAATCGCCTGCTGTTTGAGCTTCTCGATGTTCTGATCAATGGCTCCGTTGATATCTTCCAGAGCCTGCTTGCTGTTCTCAGCCTGAGCAATGAATTCCGTGGAGTAATCCGTGCCCATCGCCGTGTTGAGCTCATTCAGCGCATATTCGGCAGTGGCTTCCATGCCTTCCTTGAGGTGTCCGGTCTCATCATAGCATCCGTTCAGCATGTCTCGGAAGTAGTCAAGACTTCCGCCTGCCGTCTGAATTCCGCCCGCACTCTCCGAGATTGCCGTTCCGACTCCTTCAACCTGTTCAGCCGCGCGATTAGCCGCGTCTGCCGCTTCTTGTACCTTGCTTGCAAATGCCGCCTGTTCCTCGGTGACTTTGCGGGATTCCTCACCCGCTTTGGTAAATGCCACTGCTAAGAGTCCGAGCGGAGCAAGTACCGCCGTCGCAAGTCCCGCTGTGGAGGTTAGCCCAGCCGCAAAGAACTGACCCGCACCGCCGGCGGCTTGCATCGCGGTTTGTACTTTAGCGATTGCCTTCGCCGCAGTTCCGACACCTTTTGTTATCTGTCCGACTGCCGTCACGGTCTTTCCGACACCGACCAGCACCGGACCGACCGCCGCCGCAAGCGCCGCAGTGCGAATGACCGCACCGCGTTCCGCTTCATCCATTGCGGCGAGTTTATCAGCAAATGCACCTGCCTTGTCGATGGCTTTGTCTACCATCGGAAGCATGGAGTTGCCGAACGTGATTGCCGCGTTCGTTGCTTTTTCCTTGACTTGGTTGAGCCTTGCCGCCGTGGTCTGATAGCGCTTGTTCGCCTCATTTACCAGAGCCGTATTTTCCTTGTACGCTTCGGAACTCGTGTTGATTGCGTCCGCCATATTGCCGGAAGCGAGCGCAAGAGATTTCAGCATGTTGCTCTGGCGGATGCCCTTCATGCCGAGGTCGTCAAGGACTGCATTCACGTTCTCGCCCGAGCTGTTCATTCTGTCCAAGCCTTCGATGAACGACTGTACCGCCTTGATCGGATCTTTCTCCCATGCGTCCGCGAATTGTTGCGCACTCATGCCGGTAACTTTGGAAATGTCGTCAAGGGCTTCTGTCGCGCCGTCCTTAAAGTTAGCAACACGATTTCCGATGTTGGTCAGCGTTTGAGACATGGCAGTGCCGCCCGCCTCGGCTTCGATACCGACAGAGGACATAGAGGCGGCAAGGGCAAGGATATCCGTAGAAGATAATCCCGCAATCGTTCCGGCAGATGCAAGACGCGTTGCCATAGCAATGATGCTTGCCTCGTCCGTTGCGAAGTTATTACCGAGGTCAACGATAGCCGAGCCGAGCTTGTCCACATCGTCAAGGCTGTCTCCGGTTATGTTCATGAACTTGGCGAGCGATGTTGCCGCGTCCTGAGCGCTGACATTGGTCGTGTCACCGAGCATTATCATGACCTTGGTAAACTTATTGATATCGTCCGCACCAATGCCGAGCTGACCAGCCGCTTCCGCAACCGCCGCAATCTCCGTCTTGGAGCTCGCCGTCTCCGTAGACATCTTTTTGATTGCTTCGGCAATGTCCGCATAGCTCGTGGTTGCCGTCTCGTCAACGGTTTTCATGACGCCTGTCATTGCCGTTTCGAAATCAATCGAGGACTTGACTGCCGCCGCTCCCGCCGTAACAATCGGCACCGTGACCGTCCGCGTTAGGGTCTCGCCCGCTGACGATATCTTCCGCCCTGCCTGCTCGAGCCGTTCGCCCGCCTTTACGACGTCCTCGCCCCATGCTTTGAGACGGTTGCTGTCGGCAAGTTGCTGATTCAGTTCGTTAAGCTGAGTATTTGCCTTGTGGAGTGCCTCTTCCCATTTGAGGGTCTGCGTGGCGTTCTCGCCGTACTTCTCCTTGGAAGCGTTCAGCATATTCTGGCAATACTCGACCTGCTTCCGCTGTGCTTCGATTGCCTTGGTGAGCGCCTGTGTCTTTGCCTGTGCTTTCTGCTGTGAGCTCGCATTTCTGTCGAGGGCAGACTGTGCCTCCTTGACCGCCGCCTGATAAGTTTTGGTCTGCTGAATGATATTCTGCATCTGCCGCCTATATTCAGCTTCTCCCTCGATTCCTATCCGTGGTCCGATGTTCTGAGCCATGCCTTACCTCATTTCATCCTTATGATTTCCTCATAAGTAAGTTTCTTTGTCTTAGCTTTCTGCTGTGCAGCGCCCCTGTAAATAGAAAAACAGGAAATCATGTCGAGCATGGAGCCGTAGCGCATACTCATGATTTCCTGCTCATCCATGTTGAGCATTCGTCCATAAAAAATGAACCATGCTCGTGTTAATTTCACTGAACGCTGCTTACTGCGTTTTTTTCCGTCGGTTCGGTCTCGATTTCGATGTTGGAATCCTTGGCTTCCTGCTCGACAACCGCCTTCATGAGTTTCATGTACTCAGAATTCGGCAAGCCCATAATGTCCGAAGACTTCAGCGGAGTGCCGCCGTGAAGGTCGCAATATGCTTTCGACATGATAAGGGCTTTCTGGATGATTGCCCTTGTTACACTCACATTCTGGTGCTCACATACATAGTCATCATAATCGCAGTGTGCCCTGACTGAATAAAAGAGACCGATTTCGCGGCCATTGATTTCTACCATGAGTTACCTATCCTTTCTGCGTGCTTATCAGTTGCCGCCTGTTGTGCCTGCGCTCGTAATCCCCAGAGCCGCATTAAGAGCCGCCTCTGCCGCCGCCTCGGTCTCGTATTCTGTCTCGGAGACTTTGAGCCACGTGTGCTTTGCATCATCGCCGCGATGGATCCGTGCGGTGAGCTGCTGTGTCTGATAGTTCTTGCTCTCTTCCTGAGTCTGCGCTGATCTTGAGAGCTGATTGAACTTTGTCTTAACGATGATCGTCGGAACAAAGGTCACAACGCCATCGCTTTGATAGCGCGTGATATAGCCGATGCCTTTATATCCCTTGTTCTGATCATCGTTGTAATTGAGGAATCCGTCATCGTCTGCCGTCGGAAGTCCCTG